CCTGCACAAGGTCGTTTTCGGTCACCTTAATCTGACCCGGCTCAATCTGGTTGTTCAGGTCCTGCACCACGCGGGCTTGCAAATCGTCCCAAGCCTGTACCTGACTTGCAAACGGGTCGGGTTCTGCTATAATACCGTTAGGCACGTTGCCGTTCTGACCCTTGGGTGCATTAATAGGTACATCCCCTTGCGGTATCTCCCCTTTGCTACGACCAATCGGCGAGGATTCGGAATTGGTAGCGTGCTTAAATTTTTCCCCCAGCATTGAACGCGGTTCCGACAAGACACGCTTTTCAGGTTTACGTAAGACGTGAACCGTCACCAAGTGTTCAAATCCGTCTTGTTTGGGCATTTTCTTGACCGCATAGACCAGACGACGCCCGCTCCGGTCAACCACCCATTCCCAGCGCGGCACCCCGGTGTCATCAACCGAATGCTGGGCTTTAAATCGCCTGAAAATATCCGGCATAGATACCAAATCGTCTTTCGTCACTCGCCATTCGGGCGATTCCAGAGACCTTTCGCCATGTTTCCAAATTACTTTGACCAGCCCGGAATTTACTTTCAAATCCAAGCTGCCGCTTGTGATGTTGCCAGAACGGTCACGTTTCACCACACCAAGGCCATTTCCGTTGTCGGTAAGTTCACCCAAACCACGATCAACAAACACCTTATTCAGTCCGTCTTCCAAATCGCCCAAAGCAATCGCCGTGCGATCTTTGACCGTACCCGCCGCCGGGCTGTTGATTGCCGCATCATAATTCTGATTCAGGCTGTGGCGTTCGACCGCCTTGCGAACTTGGGCCACACTGGACCCCAGCACACCTGACAACACCGTCGCCATGGCAATGTTGGCGACACCTTCCGTTGGGGTGCGAGTGATTTGTGTAGCCTGCAAAACGCCCTCGGCAACCGTTGATGTCACAAGCCCAGCCTTGGCCGTGTCGAGGGCTGCCTTTGCGATAGCCCCGCCTTTGCGGGCCACATTAAAGGTCACCCCCCCCACAGGCATAAAATTCACCGGGTCAAGCGCGCCTGCCGCAATAGTAGCGACAAAACCTTGCCATCCGGCCCGCTGTATGGTCGCCCGGTGTTCGCGTTCCTGGTCAATGCGCCGTTTTAAGGCGACATTTTCAGCCTCTGAATTGTTAAAAGCAAAACGGTTGGAATAGTCCTCATACCCTTGAATATTCTTCACAGGATCAAATGCAGGATCAACGCCCCCGCCAAACAAAAAACTAGGACTCGGAACCGTATAAGGCGTTCGCCCCCCCGAAGGCCCGGAACCCGACGACAAGATTGACCCCACCGTGTTTTCAGACGCAAAAGCCGCCGGGATCGTCTGCGTCCAAAAATCGGGTTTAGGCAATTGGATATCCGGAGCCTTGGCGGGCAATCGTCCGACTTGGCCTTGACGCTGCTTTGTTTTGTCCGTGATAAATGGCATCAAACTTTCCCCGGTCCCGTCACCATGCCAAGCGACCGCATACCCCTAGCTTCTTTCTTCTTTTTGTCGTTCAAAACCTTGACGTGGGCCGCCCGGTCAGGACGCCAGCGTTGAGGCTTCCCTTCCCCCCCCATCAAGGGCTGATACACACCGTTCGCATCCATGACCACCACGGAATAGGTCGGCTTGCCATTCGACGCTTCCCGGGCCGTCTGGGCATCCGCAACCGCATGCACACGGTCTTTTAAATCTGTTTGCGTGTTCCACAAGCCTGCTGCCTGAACAGCCCCAATCAATTGATCACGGATCCATGTATCCGCGTTGGTGGCTTGGCCTGCCAGGCCTGTGCTTTCAACGCCGTAATAGGCTTCCGGTGCGTATTTCATAACTTGCAGGGAGCCATTAACGGAACTCGCCCCCCATGTGCGGTGCAATTCACGAAGGGCGTTTTTCTTGGCGATGGCCTTATCCCCCGTGCGGGCATACCAATCTTCAAACAAGGTGCCAAATTCAGCCGTTACCTGGACTTCTTGGGATGTGCCGCTCATCGCCACATCGTTGGATGGCCCCCATGGCACAAAGTCATTAAGGCTGGTTTGCTGAAAACTTTGCCCGACCCATGAGGCATAATTGGTTTGCAGTTGGTCGGCTTTTACGATGTCCCGGCGGGCCTTCCGCACCGCCTCCTTGGTGGGGTCTACGGCTTCCCGGGCACGGGCCACAGCGTCCAAGGGATCAACGCCCGCCCGCACGAATTGATTGACCAATCCCGCCAACGCAATATCCTGCTTGGCAAAAGCGTCCAAGGCTTGAGGTTTTGATTCTTCAATCCGGGCGATCACATCCGAAGCCCACGCCACAGTTTCAGGCGCCCCCCCCGACAAGGCCGCCCGCAAGCCGCTTTTTATTTGCTCCGGAATGATCCCTGTGCTTTTTACGAAATCTCCGACCGCCGCCGCCGCCTGTGTCCCATTCATTGTGGCAAAGTTGGGCGCAATGTTGGCTTGGAAATAATCGCTGGCCGCCTTCCGGTCTGCTTTATTCTTTGGGTCTGCCGCCCGTTCGCCCGTGACGAACGCGGCTCCCAAAGCAACTTGCCTCGCCTTGTCTTGACGGGCCTGTGCGGCCTTATCCGCCGCCTTGTAGATCCGGGTGCGGGCCTTCGCATCAAAGGCAAAGACGCCCGCTTGATCGGCGGCGTTGATCTCGACGTAGCCCTGCGCACCACGGCTGACGTTGATTTCAAGGGCGGAAAGAGCTTGGGCGTTCGCCATTTTAATCTTGGCGTCGGCTTCCTTGGCCTGGGCGTTCTCGTTATTGATCACATCTTGAAGATGAGCCGACATTTCCCCCGCAATCTTGGCCCGAAGGTCCGGGTTCTTGATGGTCTCTGAATTTTGAAACGCCGTAATGAAATCGCTCCCAGCCTGGGGGCCTTTTTTCAGCTCACCCTCGAAACTGCCCAGCACGGATTGCCGTTGCCATTCTTTATCCAAGGCTTGGGCATTTTGGGCCTTTTGCAAGGGCGTTAAGTCTGTCCGGGCCTCATTGGCTGCCAAAGCCTTGGATCTGGCTTCGGTCGCTGTCGAAACATCACCCGAACGGAGTGCGTTCGCCATATCGGCAAGATGCGTATCCGCCGCTGTCATGTGGGTGGCATTGGCTTCACCTGCGGCCTTCTTAACCGCATCAGACGTTAGCCGATCCAGGACTTTCAAACGGCCCTGCCCAGATACACGGTCAAAGGCGGGCTGCCAACTTTCCGGCAACTTTGCCTTCATGGCGGCGGCTTCCGCATCGTAAGCCTTGGCGAAGGCGGTCGGGTCTTTGGCATGTTCACGGGCCAGTTCCAAAGTGCGGGACCGCAAATTCAAATCGATATTTTCAAGATAGCTGGTCTGCAAAGATTTATTGAAGGCGTCTGCCGCCAGGGAATTGTCTTGGCGAAGCTGCACTTGTCCGCCGTCGCTCAAGGCTTGGCTTGCCGCCCCCTGTCCCGCCAAAGTCGCAGCCTTTTGAACTTGAACCGCCTGCTGTTGAATGTCTTGATTGACCAAAGCCTGACCGGCCCGTTTCAACCCTTCAAACAGCACCCCCGTGGCTCCGCCGCCCGCCCCGATAGACGCAAAAGACGGACCCGCGTTGTTCAGATCGCCGATGGTTTGCACGGCGCGTTGAAAGCGGGCCGCCGAAGGTGCCCTGTTTTTGGGTCCGATGGACATTCTATGCCCTCCCGATCCGATTGTGGCGATCAACGGCGCTGGCCGTGCTGATGCCAAAATCGAACAGGCTGCCCAAGGCCGCCCCGCTGCGGGAAGACTTTGCCGCCCGGCGTTTAAACGCAAAGGTCTGGGCCGACGATCGGACCCCATCGGCTTGCAGGCGCTGTTGCGTCTTTAAAATGCCCTGCTCACCCTGGGCACTGAAGGCCGCCGCATCCAAAAGGTTCGCCCCGGAACCCGACGACAAATCGCCGCCAAAGGCATTGGCCCGCACGTTCAAGGCTGAAATGGTCTTTTGCAAACGCTTTTCAGAGGCCAACTGGCGTTGAGCCAAGTCCAGACCATTCCGTGAAGCTTGAAGCTGCTGCTGCCCCGCCTGCATATCGATCAAGGCTTGTTGATTGTCCCCGCCAAACATGGACCCGGCAGCCGATAAACCCTGAAGGCCAAGCCCTAACTTTGAGGCCGTAGACATGCCCGCCAGGGATGAAAAGAACCCGCCTGAGGCGGCAGTAGCGGTGGGGGCTACAGCCCCAAGCCCCGCACCAACGCCGCCAAGGGGTGTTAAAGCCAAGGGGGCACCGGCAGTAGCCGCCGCACCGCCACCCGCCGCAAGGCCAAAACCACCCGTGGCGTACCCAACTGCCGCCAAAGCAATCAAAGGCAGAGCTTTTTTAACTGTACCACCCATTTTTACAGCCTCCTTTCTTATCCTGCGACAAAGGCAGTCACGGCCTCTATGGTGATGGGCAATTGCCCGGACATCCGCACGGTTTGGGCTTTTTCTTCACCGTGGGAACGGCCCAAAAACTTAACGTCCTTCAAGCCCGAATAGGCCGTCGGCGGTGTATCCAAATGCAACGTGTTCATATGACGAAAAGCCACGGCACGGCCATTGACGGTTAAATCGTATGCGTTCGCCACGCGAATGGCGGCCTTGAAAATTCGATAGTTGTGGCCCGTCAGGGTGCCATCCCCCAATTGGGCTTCCGGCGGCATGGTTTCCAAGGCCCAATCCAAGGGCAGCCCGGCTTCCACCGCTGACACCAGCAAAGGATCGCCGCCACCGGTGACGACGATCTGCCCGCCCGTCACTTGGGCATCGTCCCGCAAGACCCCATCGGCCCAAACGTTAACCGTTTCGCCTTCCAGATGACCAAAACCCGACCATGTGGATTTCGCCGTGCCGCTTGTTTGTTGGATTGAGGAATCAAAAAAAGCGTTTTCATCCAAATATTCAATGAAATATTTAACGCCGCTGCCGAGGGTACGTTTCACAAGAAACACGGGAATACCGCCCACAACGGCGACCCGTTGCAAGGCATCGGTGCCGGAATTCCCCCGGCTTTCCCACCACGTCCAGGCCATCATGTTTTGCCGTTTCCGAGAATGAAAAACCGCCGCCGTGCCGTCGGCATTGGTCACGAAAGCATGGCTGGCCCCGGCTACGGTATTGCCTTTGCGAACCGCTATACTTTGGGGAGACGTCAAGACATGAGGGGCCAAGAGGCTCAGATTGTCGGCAATGTACCGCACAGCATTGGAATCCGGGTCCACCACCAACCGATGCAGCCCGGTCGCGGCCCCGCTTTCGTCGGCGGCAATAAAGGCTACGGTTTCTTCCAACTCGACCGGGGCCAAAGTTGCCGAAGGCACCGCTGAATTTTTAACCGGCAAGAAATTCGCGGGCGTCAAAGGCACGTCGTTCGCGGCGAACAACCCGCCCGTGGTCAGGGCAAAAAGCGATTGCATGGCCGACACACGCTGCACCTGGTTGACCTGGCTGCCGTGGGTCAAGGTCGCGTCCAGGCTTTCATCGGCCAACGCTTCCCAGGTGCTTTTGAAATCAAAGAAATCTCCCGACGTTGACGCCCAAACTTTATCCAATAAAGTCTTGGACCCGCCCACCACCGTGCGGCCCTGGTAAAAATCTATGGATTTAGGCCACCCTCTTGCCGCCGACCACGCGTCTTCTTCCAAAGACCATGCCCCGGCGGCAATGGCCGTCAGGTCTTTGAAATTCTGCTTGATGGCGATGGTGACAGCCGTGGCGGAGGTGAAGACCGTAATCTTGCCCTTGCCCTGGTTGCCAATCACCCACTTGCCCACGTCCGCCGCCGCGAAGATGGCGACGCTCGACGTAAAGGTCGCTGTGCCGGATGTTGCCGAAGGCGTCCCCGTGCCCAAGGGCACGGGAGCAAAGCGATAGGTCGGCACGTTGGTAAAGGGGGCTGCACTCAAAGCCCAAGCCGTATCGCTGCCTTGGCGTTCCAAACGTTGCGTCTGTATCCCGCCGTGGGCCACCAGCATGGTGTCCAGCGATTGCGTGGTGTCTAAGGTTGGCAAGTCCAAGACCCCCCACGGGGCAACCACAGAGGCCTGAAAAACCCAGTTCTTAAAAATGGATATTTTGCTATCTGTGAAGGCCACCAGATAAACTTGGTCTTTGTTAAATTCAAACTTGGTGATTTCCGCTCCGGTGGCCGCGTCCGCGAATTCAGACCCAAACCGAAGCCCGCCCCGGCGCCGCATACCGCCATGGGTTTGCACAGTAACGTTTTTGGCTTCCAAGGCCCCGTCATAATACCGCTTCATGTCCTTGCGGGCCTCCAGGCTGGGGGCCAAGATGCCGGAAGAAAAGCTATATTGCTGGATGGGAACACGCCGGGCCATATCTATCGCCTCGCTTCAATAAGAGCGAATCCTGCAAGGGCGACCGGGCTTTGCTGCTGGCTATCAATCAGCCGGGCGCGCGACAAGGCCCGCTCCGCGTGTTTTTTCAACACTTCGGATTCAGAGACGCTTTCGACCAGAGGCCGACAAAAAGCCGCCGTCAACTTCGCCACCAGCACATCGTCAAAATAAGGGGGTACGCCGGGGCCTTCCGGCACTCGGTAGATGTAACTCAACGTCGCCGGATTGGCGTTGGTGTGGAGGTGATCCCCATAGATGCGATAATCCGCCCCCCGACCCGACCGGGACGTTCCGCCCACGCTGATCGCCCGCAGAAAGTCGGCGGGCAATTGATAGGCGTGGGCATAGTCTGCAACCGGAGCCGTCACCAATTGCGGCAAAGCCACTTGCAAGGTGGCGAAAGACCAAGGATGTGCAGACAGCAACGTGTCGCGGACGGACGGATAAAGCCCTCCCGCGATGGTCGCCTCAACCGTGCCGTCATCAAAGCTTTGAATGGGGTTTTCGCCCAACCCCAATAACGCTTGAGTGCTTGCATCAATCGCCGTCAACATGGCCCGGTCCCCGCTCTTAAGCGATTTCTTTCAAGGCCGCCGCAGCTGCGATAGCCGCGTCTTTTTTGGCGGTTTTTTCCAGATGAATTTCGGTCTTTTTCATCATCGCGTTGCATTCAGCCAGCGTGGCTTGGCGAGGCTCTTCAGCGGGGGTGTCGTCTGCGTTCGCACCCTGGTCTGGACGAGACGGCAAATCGGCCGCCGCGACCAAATCACGAGTGACGGAAAACCCGCAGGCTTCGGTCAAAACATTACAGCTTGGGTGCCCGTCTTTATTCCAGTGGGCGTCGTCTTCGGGGTTCAAGGCGGCGGCGGCTTCCCGCACCGCATCAAACTGATCGTCAGTAAAATCGGTCATTGCATCGACTCCAATAAAATATCAAAAAGAAAATCCGGGGCGGCGAATCAAAGGCTATCAACCGCCACCGCCCCGGCAACTAACAGCCTTAGCCGTTTGTTTTCAGGGCCACCATGCGGATTTTCTTACGGTCCACGACGCGGGTCCAGTTAGCGGCAAGAGCCAATTCGGCATTGGTGGGGCTTTTGCCCACAACCGTCGTCGAATTGAATTTCACGCCACGCGGATGCAAAACGAAATCCTTGCGAGAAAACAGCGTATCTTGACCGCCGCCGTCACCGGCATCGGCATCCCGCTTCGTTTCGTGCGGCACCTTCGGGTTTCCGTCGGCATAGGCAAACGCCCCCTGGCCCAGCAAGAACGTGGTGTAGGTAATGCGATTAGCCCCAGCCGCAGCAGGCAAGGTGTCATCAACGATGACCCGCTTGTCCAGATACCGTTGAATGGTCGATTTGCCGTCGGACGTTTTTTCCGTGGCAATCAGATTTTGTTTCAACAATCGGGCATAGATCACCGAGTGCATGGCGATCATGGACAGATTGGCCGAAGCATCGCCCATGGTTTGCATGGCGTCGATGACGGCGCTGCCACTGATCAACTCGGCGGACGTCGGCGTCCCAAGAGCATCCGTGGCGATATTCACCACCATGTCCCCGGCGTTGGTGGCAACGTTGTCAGCCACAAGCCCGTTCATCGATGCAATCAACGTCCGCTGCATTTGACGTTGCCAGTATCCGGCCACCAAATCACCAATGCGCCGCATGGGGTCTTCACCGGCAATGGCTGCCGTCAGGTCCATTGCCGACCAGGAATTGTTACGAAAGTGCTGCGCGGCCCGATCCCGGCCTGTGCCAATTTTACCGGGGACCGATTTAGATGCGGGGTTGTCGGAACTGATGTTGGCCTCGGTATCCGCCAGATCGTTCCAAAACGGAATGTCAATGATCGACCCGCCCGATTGAGCCAGCTTTGTAATGGTGGGGTGAGACGCCAAAATACCCGATTGATACAAGACGTTTGTTTCAAGTGATTTTTCAATCACATAAGGGTTGAAGACCGACGGTTCAATAATGTCGGCCAGTTGTGTTGCTGCCATGACTTGGTTCTCCTTTTTTTGTCAGGCGTGTTGATTTAGGCCGACGCGGCCTGGGCTTTGAGGGTTTGGGCCAGGTCCGGGTTTCCCCGCACAAGTTTGGCCTGCTCCGTCAAATTGAATGTGTCTGAGGCGAAGGGATTAGAGGCCGATGCACTCGCATCAGCAGGGCGCGGAACGGCCCCCACGCCAACGCTGTCGCGGATGGCTTTCATCACCGCCCAGCCATTGGCTGTAGTGCTTAAAAACTTGATTTCATCTTGAATACCGGGGTTGGTTTTGATGTCGTTTGCCAGCAAGCTGACCAGCCACTGACCATCTTCGCCCGCCTTTTTCAAGGCCCCGGCCTCGCCCAAAGCCCCGTCCGGATCGATCATCTTGACCAAGGTGGCTTTTTCGTTGGCATGGGCCTGGGTGTCGGCTTCAGCCGCTTGGACTTGATTTTGATATTCCAAGGCGACCACGCCATCGACCACGCTTTGCGGCCAGTTGTTGGCCTTGGCGATTTCAAACAGGCTTGCGACCCGGGGATCGTTTGCATCGGCCTGAATTTGCCCCGCCAACTTTTCCGGGACGTTCAATTCATAGCCGCCATCGGGCACCTGATTTTTGCCCGATTCCGCAAGGCGGCCTTCCAGGTCCTGAACGTGCTTGGCGACTTCGGCGCTGACCTGAACGTCCGTGTCGCCAATTTTAAGGGTGGATGCGGCGTCCTTTGGGGCGGCGTTTTTGTCGCCCGCAGTGTCGGGGGCGGCGGGGGCATCTGCGGCGACAGTCTTTTCACCGCCCCCGACGGCATCATCAGCCCCGCCGGTATCCTGCGGCGTGTTTTCAACGCTCACATCCCCATCACCGGGGGCGCCGACATCGAATAAAGTCTCGCCGCCCGCATCGGGGGTACCGGGTTGGGTGTCGATTGTCATAAGTCTTGCCCTCCATTTTTCATCATCATTTCAATTTTTTTGACCACCCGGCATTGCCCGGCGTGATCTCTCAATTCCGCATCGGTCGCGTTTGGCCCCAGCACCCGTTCCAGGGTTGAAGCCCGCAAGTGGGTCAACAACACTTGGCCGTCGGCGGTACTAAACAGCCGATGGGTGGCGAGAGCCTCATCCGTTGGCTTTGGGGCTTGAGCGGCATCGGTCATGCGGGGGCCCCCGCTGATGGCGGCAATCCGCCAGCAATCATCTGCAAATGCGGCGGCAAGGCAGGCCCCGCACCAGACCCGTTCGGTGAGGCCGCCGCTTGAGGCGAAGCCGCCGCCGCTTGGGCCGCTTGAGCCATCTGGCTTTGTTGGGCTGCCGCTTGGGCCGTCTTGGCATCGACGATCAAGTCTTTGCCCACGCCTTCCCGCTTGAGCATGCCCCGGAAATACGCGGCAACGTCCAAAACCTGACCAACGCCTGAACCCAAAGCCTGGATGGCATTGGCAACGGCCTGATCCGACCGCAAATCGGCATGCTTGCGTTTTACATTCTCTTCCGGGCTTTCCAAGGCATCCATTAAGATATCCAGAAAAGAAGAGGGGTCGTATCCGTCTGCAACCTGCACCGCATAGCGTGACCCGGCCATGGACGGGTGCATCAAAATATAAAGCGCCCGGCGCACCAGACGCATAAACAATTCCGGTACCAACCGCCGCAGGTGCGGGCCTTCGATGGTTTCAAACTTTCGCACCCGCTCACCAATTTCAAAGGCGGTTTTATTTCCGGCGCCTTCAACAGGCGGCAAATGCTGACCAAAAATGCGCCGCCGCACCCGCGCCCGGCGGTCATCGATCAACAGTTGAGAAATATCGAACCGCCCTGGAGCTTGCAAAGGCGTCAGCCCGGAAGACCCCTGGGCTTTCGGAATGATAGCTCCCGGAACAAGGTTAATATTGGCAATATTCAACACGCCGTCGTCTTCGGCCTGCCACATGCCGGTGACCGCGATGGAGGCATTTTTCAAAACCAACTCATCAGCGGTATTTAAAACTTTAATGTCCGGCATAGCCGACAGCACGGGTCCTCGGCCCATGGTCTCGCCGGGGGCCTTATCCACCCGAAAAAGGATAGATCGACCAACCTCATCGGCACGTTTCATCAACTCCGTGCCGTCGTCTTGCAAAACGACCGAATAGTCCGTGCGGCGCGTATCGTGATTGTAAATTTCGGCCTCGACGATTTTGACGCGGGCAGACGGATCGGAAAACAATTTTCCCACCAACGTTTCCGGCAACACTTTGACGTCTTTCCATTTGGCCCGAATGTCTTTGATCGGCATGTTGAACTGGCGGTAATTGGTGCGGATCACGCCATCGAAGGAATCCTCCGGCGTCACCTGTCCGATGGGGATGGCTTCAAAATTTAAAGGGGTGTTGGGGTCGCCAAAATCACAGGCAATAGCCCCGATGGAAATATAGGCTTCCCGCATGGCGGGGATAATTTCGGCCATGAAATTTGAAGTGTCAAAGGCGCCTTGCACATTTTTAAAGACCTTTTCGGCAAGGTCATCAAACGCCACGTTGGGGGCGTCGTTTGCATCCTGGGTCCCTTTTTGGGCCACAATCCACGATTCAACATTGGGGAATAGCCCGCCAACGGTGTACGCGGCCCGATCATCAAGGGCCTCGCCCCCGGTGCCGTCATAAACATCGACCCCGCGCTTTTCCCCCTTGCTGGCATCGGCCCCGGACGTTGTGCCCAGGGGGCCGTAATTGGGCAAACACAACCGGTAAGCGTCAAAAAGCATTTCATCCCACAGGCGGCGCTGCGCGTGGGCTTTGTTAAATCGCTTTAAAATTGGATGATTAAGGGCCGACATCTAGCCCCCCAGGGTTGTTTTAAGGCCTAGGCCTGCGGGCTGATTGGGATCGAGAACCCCCAAGGGGCCATCAAAAAGCAACGAGGCCCGCCCGGCCCTGCGTCCGCGAAGGTTCGCCTGCTTGGCTTTATTTTTACGGTCTAAAGCCGCCCGAGCAGCATCCGCCTGGACCCGTTGCTGGTCGAGATACGTGGTGTCAGGTGGGGGCGGTGGCGTTGGCGCCCCCCCGAAAATTCCACCCATGACTTTGCCCCTTGCCAAGAATAAACAATTCTTGAAAGCATGCCTGCGTTTTGGGGCCGCTCGCGTAACGCGTTACTTTTTTTTAAAAAATGTTTCCATATACCTATATGACCCATTGACAAGGGTCATATAGGTACCTAATGTTCGGTTATCGAATTTGGAGCGATAGCCATGATTAAGCAATTCAATAGCCTTTTGGACATGAGAGAAGCCTTTCCAGACGAACAGTTTAGCATTGACCACTTGCGGTCAATGCGTTGGCAGAACGGCACATACTGCCCACATTGCGGATCGACTAAGGTTTATCACTTCACCAACAACCGCACCCATAAATGCGGGGATTGCCGGAAACGCTTTTCGATCAAGGTCGGCACCATCTTTGAGGATTCTAAAATTCCTCTCCGTAAGTGGTTCATGGCTATCTGGCTTATCACTTCCCACAAGAAGGGCATTGCCAGCACAACCCTATCTAGGGTCATTATGGTGACTCAGAAAACAGCATGGTTCATGCTCTACCGTCTTCGCCACGCCTCACGCACACGCTCTTTCAACCGCCCTTTAGACAGCACAGTTGATGTTGATGAACCTTCATCATAAGGAATTGATCGTATGACAGACAAGAAACCTCGCGAAAAGCCTCTGCACATAGATATAGATTTTGACGAGGCGTTGGAGCGGTTCGCCTCCGTCGATCTTGAGGAAATGCCGTCAAAGGACGTTGTGCCTCACATTCACAATGGTGCGGTTGTTAACCAGCGGTCAACTGATGGATATATGAACGCAACGTTAATGTGCAAAGCGTCAGGTAAGGAGTGGAGTAACTATCGACAGAACGCTCAAACGGAAGCGTTCTTGCTGGCTCTTGAGCGGTCCCTTGGAATTCCAAGGGACCGCTTAATCCAGTCAATCGCCACTGGCCCCAATGACCAGCGCGGCACATGGGTGCACCCGCAAGTCGCCATCAATCTTGCCGCATGGTTAAGCCCAAAATTCGCAGTTCAGGTGTCAGAGTGGGTTGTCACTTGGATGATGGAAATTTCTCGCCGTCAGTCTGAGTACCCTGACTTCGCGGCACTGACAGAAGATGAGCAGCGGCTGTATCTCAGAGATCAGGTTACAGCCTCCCAAAAAACATTAGCAGCCGCAGCCCATGCTGTTGGGGTCATAACTCCGAAAGATCACAGCATCTTTAATTCAAATGGATACCGGGGCATGTACGACGGACGCGGCGTCAAGGAAATCCAGAAACACAAAGGCCTGACCGGGAAACAGAAAATTCTTGACCATATGGGCAGCGCGGAGCTTGCAGCAAATCTTTTCCGAATTACACAGACAGAAGAAAAGCTCTCCAAAGATGGGATAGATAACAAGTTTAGTGCGTTCGATGCTCACTATGAAATTGGGCTGCGTGTTCGCCAAGCTATGATTGATATGAGTGGTGTTCCGCCGGAGGATTTGCCAACAGCCCCAGACGTCAAGAAACTTCAGCGGCAGCGGTCTAAGGGGGCTATAGCAGCGTCCATAGAAATGGCACAGTTGCCACCACAAAAGACCGGAATTATGCACGAGGTAGACTTAGGAGGAGACCTTTGGAAGTACGCACTTCTCATTATGGTGCAGAAGCCTAGGATGTTTATTAGCACGACGGACCTCATTGCCGAACTGCCAAACTATATTGCTATTCCTGATGGCACGGAGAAGACGAACTCAAGCCGGAAAGACAGCAAGTTCAGTCAGATCATCAGGAATCTGAAATCACATAAAACATCAAAAACGAACTTCATTTACCAGGGGTACGCAGAGGCTGAGAAAAATGGCTTTCGGGCGACGCAAAAAGGGTTGGATTTTGTTCGGGATTATTTCAAAGACCGCCTTGGATAATAATGGCCTTTGTTTTATTTCGCTTGCCGGACCAAGGGGTCCTCGTTTTTACGCTTCGCTTGCCCCTCAAACGCCGGGCAGTCGCCTGCGGCTCCTTTGGCTTACGGCCCTTTCGGGCCGGGGCCTGGGTGGCCCAGTCGGCCTAAGAAGGCCTCCGGCTGAGGCGGCATAGATTGAGTTTGCTGAAACATAGATTGAGTTTGTGGAAAGAGGGAGGACCGCTTGGTCCGACAAAGGCCGTTGAGGCCTCGGGCCGAAAGGCCCGTAAGCCTAACGAACGGAGAGACTGCCCGGCGCCTGAGGGGCAAGCGAAGCGAAATAAAAACGCGTTACTCTTTTTTTAAAAGGTCTTCAATCGCCTGGGCAAAAGCCCGTGTATCGCCCAGTTGGTCCGCCGTGATGCGGCGGGCGGCAAGCAGGGCCTCGGCCATCTGTTGGCTGACGTGTATCCGCACCATCTGGACCCCATCGCGCTGACGTTTGCGAAAGCGCCGCTGGCGTTCCCGTTGCCCGGCCTTGCTCATCCTCGCCTGTCCTTGGTCAAGTGCCGATGCAATTGGAGCGGCGTCCAGACCCACGGGGCCTCGATACCCAACGCATGTTTGATCGCAGAGACACAGGTGAACAGCCCGCGTGGCCGCCAAAACCGGCCCGGCTGCACCGGGGCGACAACGATAGACGCCAGCCCGGCGTCGTCCATCGCCATCAAAAATGCGTGATAATCGGCAAACGTTTGTCCCGCCAGCACCCCCTTGCCGCTGGGAATTTGCACGGGCGACCCATCGGCCACCTCAAACACATGAACCCCGCACGAGGTCGCGTTTAAAGCCACCCAGCCGTTAAAATGTTCGGCCCGCTTCAAGGCCCAAACGTGGCGAAACCCAGGCTTAAGCCGCCTTAAAAGCCAAGCCAAAGCCCGGTCCCGCCGCCCGGCCTGGGCATCCAAGGGATCGGTGTCCGAAAAAACCACCATCCAAGCGTCGCCAATGCCGTGCCCAATCATCACAACACTCCGGGGCTAGACGTCACTGTGACGGCATAAATTATGCTTGATTTTAGAACATCTTTTGCGATTATATTATTTTTCATACACAATCTTTCTTGGAGTTTGACGCCCTTTTTTGGAGTTTGAAATGAAATCTCTTTTCCTCTATCGAATGAAATCTCTTTTCCCCTATCTGGCGATCACCGCCGTGGTCCTGGCCCCAACATTGCTCCTCGAAACATTTAAATCTGTCGCGTCCATGAAAGCCCCCGCCCTCTTCGCGGAATGGACCGGAAAGGAAGCCGCCCCCACCCCCGCCGTCTCCTCTGCCGCCGAGAAGGCAGTCCCCTCCCTCCTCGCAAAATTGACCGGAAAGAAGACAGTCGCCGGTATCGTTGGAAAGCCACCCGCGATCCCCGAAGGATCTACGCCAACACAGAGTGTGATCACCCGCATGATGATAAATATGCAAAAGAACTTTTCTTTTTTCCGGACGATGACAACAAAGCATTTCCAAAAAATAGAAGCCACCTTGAACAAAAAGGAAGCCACCTTGAACAAAAAGAATGAGACTTTGGATACAAGCCAAAAATATGTCAGTATTTTCGGATCCGTCTTTGGCCTCCTTCTGACTTATCATTTTGGTGTCAGAAAAAACAAAGAAGACATAGAAGCCATCGTTCAAGCCACCCTCTTGGCCAAATCTGGCGAAACCACGAACAGCTGACCCCATTACAGCACCCTAAAATCTGAATTGGCGACAATCGGCCCTTGTGGCGGGGCCTTGCGGGTCATTTTGGGAAACAATTCCGTCAACAACCACACCAAGGCGTCCACCCGATCCGGCGACCCTTTGCCTTCAAAGCCCGCCGCCGTCATTTGACACATCTGGGCTTCAAGCTCCGGGAACGTGCCTATGTGCGACACCCGGCCCAAGGCGTACAAGGCCGCAATCGGTTCGGCCCGGACATGTTTTCCACGGGTGGCCCGAACCTCGATGATGCGAATGTTGGGCCGCACGGTGCGGATGGTTTGAGCCACCATGTCGCCGCCTTGGTTGACCTCTACGACGATGGCGTCCGCGTCAAAGCGGTCATACGTCGCCACCGCCCGCGTCGCCCATTCGTGGGGACCGCCGTGGGTGGAGGCATCGTCCAAAATGTACCCGCGTTGGTCACCCCCAACCCCGCCGCACACGATGCCGTGTTCGTCGGATCCTTGATGGTTGGTGATGGCCGGATCGACCGAGACCAAGATGCGATCCAGTTTTGGGGCCTCCGACCGCCGCCCGGCGTGAATGGTTTGACGGTTCCAAATCGCCCCCAAGGCCATCGGCTCAAATTCTCCCATCCAAATGTGGGCGTAGCGATCCGGCTTGTGCCTAAAATCGTCCATTCGCTCGGCCTTGAGAACGTCGGGAAAATAAGGGTTGTCCGTGTAATTTGCCTGAACGACCGCCGCATTCTCACGCGGGTCTACGGACCGCAACAGACCTTCAATCGGGTCGTCTGGATGGCGCGGATTCCAGCTGGCCCAAATTTCAGACTCGGCATTGCGAATGGTCGGGCGCAGCAGCTCCAAAGACCGGGCCGATATGGTCTGGGCTTCCTCCATCCACGCCACATCGAAGCCCTCCAAAGACTTGATGGTTTCCGCCGTGTGATCCTGCATACCCTGAAAAATAATCACCCCGCCGCCGGGAGTGTCGATGCGGTCGTGAAGAACGCTGAAACTTTTGCCCAACCCCAACCCGATAATTTTATCTTCAATCAAGCGCTTGGCGCTGTCTTTGAGGGACCGTTGAACCTCTCGCACGCACACCATGCGAAAGCCTGGGCGACAAAATGCCGTTTCCACCGCCAGTTCCGCAAAAAAATGGGATTTCCCCGACCCTCGCCCGCCGTAAGCCCCCTTGTACCTAGACGGGGCCAACAGCGGGGAAAAAACACGGGGGGTCTTAATGGTCAGGGTCGACGATGACGCGTTCAATTTTACGGACCTCCACTGTTCCCGAAACGTCCAGCTTCGCGTTGTCGCGATACTTTTCGGGGCGCAACGCCTTCAGCCGGAACATCAATAAATTATCCGAATATTTACGCTCGCCCGCGACCCGCTTGCCTTGAAAGTACACGCCCTGCTCAACACCCTGGGCGGCGCGGCGGTCGGCTTCCGCTTCCAGGGTATCCACGTAAATTTCCACGGCGCTGTCCCACGCCCGGGCAAAATCGTCGCACCCATCCCGCCATTCATAAGGCGTGCGACGGCAAATTCCGATGACCTCACAGGCCGCCGTGACATTTCCCGTTTTCGCCAAATGAAGCAAAAACTTCTCTTCTTTTTTAGGTGAGCGTTTTGTGCGATTAGCCATGACTCACCATCCCCGCCGCTTTCGTTTTCTCAACTCGAATTTTATCAGCCATCTTGTTCACCACGGATAAATCAACGCCCAGTTCATCGGCAATGGTGGCAAAGCCTTCCTGCGTCCCACCACCCCATTTTTCGGACACCTGTAAAAGTCCTTGGACCTTCAACCGCAATTTAAAATCTTTCGCCTGTTTTCGGCCTCTTTCCCGCTTGGCCTCCATTTCCTCTATGGGCTCGCTGGCTTCAAAATCCTCCCATCGGCGCTGATTAATCCACGTCCCGGCATTGGGGATAAATTGGGTTTCTGTACCCGCGTCAGACCAAACGATCATCGCCTGTTTTAGCCCTGCCATGACGGTTTTGAACGGGGTATCCTTCAGGGCTTTTTCGAGGGCTTTTTTGGCTGGGGATTTACCTACGGTTTTTGGATACGCCCGCCAGAAATCAGAAAACCAAAGTTCAATTTCTTTTTCTTTATTCTTTTTATCTATATAGACTCTAGTATCTAGACTGCTTGGATTTTCTGCCCCTTTACTTTCAAGCCCTTTTTTATCTAAGCCTTTGTTTTCGTTTATAACGCCTTCATTTTCGGCGTTTTTATCGTCGCTTTTCGGGCAACTCTCAACAAACTCTCGAGCAACTCTCGAGCAACTCTCGGCCCTCTTTTCGCCGCCTTTTCGACCGCTTTTCACAAAGACGTCCCCTTCAGCGATGTTTTTCGGCAACTCACGGTCCACCCGTTCATTGCTTAAACGACCCTCAAATTCATAGATTTTTCCCGCCACCAGGAGGTCAGCCCGAAGGCCTTTCCACTTGCGAACGGATACCCCCATGATGCGGGAAATCTCTTGAGGCTGATCGGGAACTGGGCCACCGCGCAGGTACATTAAATCCAGCAAAAAAGAATAAGCGGCCTTTTGTTCAAAAGTCAGCAAAGCCGTTCCTGAAATGAAATCGCCGGGAAAGCGTTTGTACCAAGGTCGAGCGCTCATAACACGCACCCCGCCGCTTGTTGTGTTAGCATCCGATTCCCCGCGAAAAATAAACGAGGATTTCTTATGCAAGATTTCAATTGGTCGGATGCCGACTCCGTAATCGTCGAAAACGTTGACGCCATTGCTGTGTACACAAACCCTGACGGCGATGCCGTAATTCGACAGCAAGGCCAGTACCCAGAAGAGGACACCTTTGTCGTCATTCCAATAACGCATTTGCCGGGACTTATCGCCGCACTCAACAAACTGAAATAATAGTGCCCGCTCACTGTCCTACCCCCTCAATCTTCGGAAGCTCCGCCTTATGGCAAAACCCCGCCTTCTTTTCCGCATCCACCCAGCCCGCCAGCCGGTCCCGCAAGGCTTTGCCTTCAAACGACCGCCACAACGCACAGCGGGCGGGCGTCCACGATCCCGGCGACCAGCTTGACCACCCAGGCGGGCGTTTCCACGGCTTACGCATGGGACACCTCGCCGCAATCCTCAGCACGCTTCAATTTATTTTCAATGCGCAGCTGGTCCAGCGTCGCCCTGATAAATTGGTGCGTTTTCTTTTGGACGGTGCCGTCGCGCCGACCCCGCGCCACCTTCAGCACTTTTTCGGCGGCCTCACGCTTTTTCCGCGCCCGATCCAGATCCTGGTGCAAGCCCATTTCGTAGGCCATCACGCGGCCCCCGCTTTTTCTTTCATGATGGCGATCTCCATGCGCGGACGCGGGCTGTAAAGTTTGGTCGCGGTTAGGCGCACCACCTGGGAATCATCCTTGAAGGCGATGCCGTTCAGGCCATCCAAGGCGGCCTTAATAAAATTGTCCAAGTCGGGTCTCTTTATGGGCAACATTTCACCCAATTCAGCGGCAACGGTGCGCCTGCGGCTCCAGCTTGCAGGGATCGGCACATGAACCGACACCCACACATGCAGAGGGCCTTCAAGCGGGGGGGCACCATTCATGGCATCGCCAGCCGCCAGCTTCACAAGATTTTCGTAACTCCGCGTCTTAGCGGGCGTATAGCCGCGCGGGTGCCCCCCCGGTCCTTTGCAAAACCGGGGACGGCCCTTGGCGACGGGCAGGCCGGGAACGGTGATGTTCAGCGGCGCGTCCACGATCTACCCCACCGCCTTCAAAGCGGGCTTGTTTTCCGCAATATAGGCCTCCATCGGGGTCATACCGAGACCGTGCGCGTACATCTGATAAAGGGCCTCTTTTTCAGCACGATCGGAGGCACTTTGAGACCGTTCCTTGATGATCCGCTTGAGGGTCGGCACGTCAAAGCCCGCACCTTTGGCCTCGGAAAATACTTCTTTGATGTCGGCAACGGTGTTTTTCCGCTCCTCATCCAAACGCTCGACCCGCTCGATAAACGACTTCAGCCGCGCGCCCGCAATATTTAGGGTTCCTTCACTCATATCGCCCTCCAAAATCTATATTTTGTGCCACCCACTAAGCTTTGTGGTTTTCCGGCGGCGGTACACAAGACCGGAAAAAGGTAAAAAAAAGGGGGCCAAGCCGAAGCCCGGCCCCGAGTTTCAGGGAACGTTGAATTTTTGCGGTGTTGCCCGAAAGCATTTTGTGGCCCGACGCACCGCGCGCCGAGTTTTCCCGACTTGGGGAACTTGGGGAACTTGGGGAACTTGGGGAACTTGGGGAACTTGGGGAACTTGGGGAACT